AATGATTCCAGCTCAGGTTGGTATGACTTTGCACATGATGTTGTGAGTGGACTCGAGACAGTTAACATTATTTCAGGACCTAACAGTGTTCTTTATGGCTCTGGTAGCCTAGGCGGAACAGTGTTTATAAATGACAAAATCGAAGACCAAGCAGTTCTTAGACTTGGAGAGCATCATCAATTGCTAAATGTAGCAATAATTGACTCTATAAGTGTATCATCGTTTGATGTATCTAATGACAGTGTGCGAAACGATAATACTGAAAGAGATGACTATAAAAATACATCTATTAAATCAGTCAGAGATGTATTAGGATTTACAGTGGCAATGTCACATGTAGATTATGAGTACGATTATGATAATTGTTATACAGCATCTTTTTCACAGTCAAATGAATGTGTACAAGAAGGCACAAAGACTGACATTAGTGTAAGGAACGAACATGTAACATTTGGTTATAACAAAACTGAAAGTGAATACTTCACCGAAGGTGTAAGTACTTATTCAAGTGATGCAGATCGTTATTACTTTGATGCCAGGGATACTTTTAATCTTAATCCTGTAACAACTATTGTGTCAGGTATTACATACGATAAAGAAAACTACATTGGCGAGTCACAGGATGATGTTAGTGGCTATGCTGTTATTACATATAACAACCAGTTGCAGTTTGGCACACGAGTAAGTGAAGATGTAAGAGTATACAGACTTGGCTTTGATAATAGTAAAGGTTTCTTTGCTAACATTAGTACAAGTTATAGTAATCCTACACTGTATCAACAATATGGCGACTCATGGGTAAAACCAAACTTAGGTTTGAAGCCTGAAGAAGGAACTGGATTTGAAATTGGTTACTTAGGTCTTTCATACTTTGCATATGACTTTGATGAGAACATTGACTATGATGGTAGTTCTCAACAATATGTTAACACAGGCGAATATAAAACCAAAGGTGTCAGATTTCAAGACATGTATGCTGTACCTTATGGTAGTTTAAATGTTTTTGTAGCATATACAGATACTGACCAACCTAGAGTACCTGCGTACAAAGGTCGTATTTCATACTTTGCTAGTTTCGGTGAAACAACTGCTGAATTAAGTTATACAGCACAGTTTGACAGAGACCCTGGACCGTATGATGGTGCATCGTTGGATGACATTAAGTCTGTAGACTTTGTATTAAGAAAACAACTATCTGATAAACTTGGATTAGCATTTACAGTACAAGATGTACTAGATAATGTTGTTGAAGTATTACCAGGATATGACGCAGGAGGACGCAAGTTCTTCTTGACATTAACATACAAGTAGACTATAATAGCGTATGCCTAAAGTAACTTTAGAAATAAGAGATGAAGTAAATGTCAAGTTCGTTGGACTTGATGTAGCAACTCGCAGAAAGATATCCGAAGCAGCCAAATACTTTTTACCGTATGCATATCATATGCCTGCATACAAACTAGGTAGATGGGATGGCTGTGTAAGATTCTGTGATGTTGGCGGCAGAACTTATCTTAATTTGCTTGATCGTTTATTACCATTAGTAACTGAAGCCGGTTATAAAATAGAAGTAGACGATCAAAGGCAACCTATTCAATTGTCTTTTGAAGATGTTACATCAACAGACTATGATCATGTAGCATGGCCAAAGAATCACCCAGCCGAAGGCATGCCAGTTATATTGCGTGATTATCAAGTTAAAGTTATTAATAAGTTTTTACAGAATCCACAGTGTTTACAGCAAGTAGCAACAGGAGCAGGTAAAACACTTATTACAGCCGTACTGAGTCACAAGTGTGAGAAGTATGGTCGCACAATAGTAATCGTACCAAACAAAGACTTGGTAGTGCAAACAGAAAGAGATTACAAGAATTTAGGTTTAGATGTTGGAGTACTATTCGGCGATAGAAAAGAGTATACAAAGACACATACCATTTGTACTTGGCAAAGTTTATCCATGCTATCTAAGAAGTCAAAGAAAGGTGAAGCACCAATTGACATAGAACAGTTTTTAGATGAAGTAGTATGTGTAATGGTAGACGAAGTACACAAAGCAAAAGCAGATGTGCTTAGAGACCTTCTAAGCAGTGTTTTCTCTAATGTACCAGTGCGTTGGGGATTAACAGGAACTATACCCAAAGACGAACATGAAGCAGTGGCTTGTACTTGTTGCTTAGGTCCTGTTGTAGGTGAACTAAGCAGTAAAGAACTACAAGACATGGGTGTACTAGCAGACTTAGACATTGATATATTTCAATTGCAAGATGGTACACTAGGATTTAATGGGTATGCACAGGAACTTAAATGGTTAGTCACAGACCCACAACGCATAGATCAAATTAGTTCTATTATTAATGGACTTGCAGTAAATGGCAATACATTAGTACTAATAGATCGAATTGCAACTGGAGATATGCTATCTGAAAGAAATCCTGATTGGACATTTATTAGTGGCAAAATGAAAACAACAGACAGGCAGGATGAATATGCCGAAGTGTCTGAAGCAAACAATAAGGTAATTGTTGCAACATACGGAGTTGCCGCAGTAGGAATTAACATTCCTCGAATATTTAACCTTGTATTGCTCGAACCTGGAAAGAGTTTTGTTCGTGTTATACAAAGCATTGGCAGAGGAATCCGTAAAGCAGAAGATAAAGATTATCTGAAAGTGATTGACTTAACGAGTAATCTAAAGTATAGTAAGAGACATCTAACAAAAAGAAAGCAATTTTATGCTGAACAAAAGTTTAGATACTCGGTAACCAAAGTGGAGTATAAATGAAAATATTAACAGTTGAAAATGCGGTATACGAACTAGACACAGTACCAGACGAAATAGATGATTTAAGATATTGTGTGTTCGATACCAGTGACCCAGATTACAAAGACTACTATTTCTTACCACTCATATTCTTAGAGAGTTTTCATGCTCCAGCAATATGTTTACAGATAGGCGAGTTTCAATTACAAATGCCTATGGATTGGAGTATTCTAACTAGCGATGAAGATTTCGGTAGTTTAGAAGTTATTCCATTAGCAAGCCTAAACAATAGAGGCTTTGTTACACCAGTCTTCAACCCAATGCGTAATGGCATTCCGGACAATGAAGAAATACAGATTACCAATGTATACCAAGATGTTAAATGGTATTTCCCAAGACTAAAAAACGGCCATATATTGGTAATTCCTTTGGAAGATAAAAAGGAACCTAAATGTGCTATGTTTGTTAAAGAAGCAAACAAAGTGAAAGATATAGACTTTGGAGAATTATTATGAGCAAAAAAAGATATTTTAGAATTAACACCGGTCGTTATGGCGGTGAATTAGCAATTGGTAGCGTTAGCAAAGAGTTTGTTGACTACTGGAAGGACAAAGTTGCAGAAGATGGCGATGGCGATCTTATTGAACATTTGCAAGGCATCGAATGGGATGATGAGGATATGAAAGATCCAGAGTCTCCATCGCCTGGTGAAGACTTTTACTGCTGGAATGAAACCGACGACTTAGAACATGCTAATGGTCCGTTTGCAGATAATGACTTCGAAGTTACCGAAATTAAATTACATGAAGATGCTATATACGAAGATGGCTTAATACAATGGAAAGAAGATGTTGACCACGACTACAGTACAATGATGTTTGACGAACTAGATGAAGGTAGTTACTTCCCTTACGAAGCATGTATCTATAGTAGAGAATGTTACAGTGGTGATGTTGATGCTGAAAAGGAATCAGATTATCAGCCAACATTATTTTTCTTTAGTTCAGAAAAAGGCACATTTGGTGAAGTGTATGTTGAAACTGATGGTGAAGATTTTGATCCAGAGTTATTACAGACAGGGCAACTTGAATGTGACATGGGCGAGATAATTGAGTCATATTGGTATGACCGTAAACCTCTACAAGTTGACTATGATTACTCAGACTCAATGGGTAAAGGATACTATGCAAGTGTTGGATATGTTAACACTAAGTGGCATGATGTGTCAGAAAAATATGTCACTTACGACATGGAAGAAACTGAGAATGTAAAGGAAGCATTTGATTGTTTTTATGAAGATAGAGAGTAACCAGTAAACCGTGTATTAAGTATGTAGAAACTGTAAATACACGGTACACAAATTATAAAGGAGATAGAATATATGTCTTATCAATTTACTAGCGAAAGCGTTAGCGAAGGACACCCAGATAAAATATCTGACTTGATTTCAGATACTATTGCTAATGCTATTATCAACGGTAATATTAATCATAGAGCGGCAGTAGAAACACTTGTAACAACCAATAGTGTTGTTGTTGCAGGAGAATATAAAAGAGATGTACCCATCGACGATGAAACTGTAGAATCTATAGTTAGACAAGTAGTTAAGAATATTGGATACGAACAAGAAGGTTTCCATTGGGCTAACCTAACAGTAGTAAACAAACTACACGGCCAAAGTGCAGATATTGCATTAGGTACTGATGAGTTTGGTGCAGGTGACCAAGGACTTATGTTTGGCTATGCATGTAAGGAAACACCTGAGTATATGCCAAGTGCTATTTACTATAGCCATAAGATTCTACGCAGACTTGCAAAAGAAAGACGCAACGGCGAAGAGTGGATTGGCCCTGATAGTAAAAGCCAAGTCACAATGGAATACGATAACATTAATCAACCTGTAGGTATTAGCAAGATTGTTTGCAGTACTCAGCATACCGATGATGTAAGTATACAAACTGTTCGTGATAGAATTGAGCAAATCATTATCGATGAGTTAGACGGTGTGTTTAATTTATCAGAAACTGAATTTTTAATCAACCCAACGGGTAGATTTGTTATTGGAGGACCAGATGGAGATACAGGACTTACTGGACGAAAAATTATTGTTGATACTTATGGCGGCTATGCTCCACATGGGGGCGGTGCTTTTTCAGGTAAGGACTGCACTAAAGTCGACAGATCAGCAGCATATATGGCTCGCTATTTGGCAAAGAACATTGTAGCATCAGGCAAAGCAGACAACTGTACTGTGCAACTAAGTTATGCTATTGGTGTAGTTGAACCAACTAGTGTTTATGTTTATGCTGACGGTGTAGTAAGATCAGATATAGCAGAAGAGCTAATTCACAATGTTGATTTAACACCTTTAGGGATAATTAACAAGTTTGATTTGTTTAATTTAGATCTAACTACTACCACAAACTATGGACATTTTGGAAAAGAAAATTTACCATGGGAGCAGTTAGACTTATATGGATCTGAATAAAATACTCCGTACTGTACCTGACTTCCCAATAGAGGGAGTTATGTTCAAAGATATATCAAGCATACTCGAAGACCCAAAAGCATTTAAGTACACTGTAGATAAAGTTGTCGCATATTGCAGAAGCATTAAAGCAACGCAGATTGTTGCACCCGATGCTCGTGGCTTTATATGGGGTGCTCCTGTTGCACTAGCACTAGGTATCCCTTTACACATTGTTCGTAAGCCAGGTAAATTGCCAGGAAAAGTAAAGTCGTATTCATACACATTAGAGTATGGTGAAGAAACTTTAGAAATGCTAGACAGTGTTGAGTTTGCATATACTGATAGAATATGTATTGTAGATGATGTAAGTGCTACAGGTGGAACTGCTAATGCTATGGTAGAATTAATTAAACAAGCAGGAGGGTATGATATAACTTATGCCTGCATAATAGACTTGACTTTCCTACAAGGAACTGCTAAACTAAAGGACTATTGCGGAGTGGAAACATTCAGCGTCATGGATATAAACGAATGAAAGATCTAATATTAATTGCACTTGAAAGCGAAGCACCCACTATGGCTAAGTGGGATAATGTTTTCTTTACAGGCGTTGGTAAAATTAATGCGGCATTAACAGCGGCAAGACTTATTGAAAAACATAACCCACAAACTGTTTGGAACTTTGGTACAGCAGGTGGAATTAAGTTAGAATCTGGATGTCACGAAATGGTAAATTTTGTTGAGCGAGACAAAGGTAAATGCCCAGAAGCAATTGAATTATTTTTACCAAAAGATCCCATTACTATTTCATTAGGAGTTGGATATACATGTAGCACAGGCGATAACTTTGTTACAGATCCAGACTTAGAATATCCTGCCCATGTTGTTGACATGGAAGCATTTGCAATTGCTAAAGCATGTACTGATAGAAAAGTAGACTTTAAGTGCTACAAGTATGTAAGCGATAGTGCAGATGATTCTGCTGACACTACATGGATAGAAAATGTTGCCAAAGGCGAAGAGCATTACATAAAAATATACAAGGAAAACACTAATGGCTAAGAAGGCACCAGCAATACCTTTAAAGGATATTATGGCCGCACTTGACAAGCGTGATAGGAAGTACTACAATAACTTAACATCAGAACAAAAGAAAGCATTTAGTTCATGGATGATGATGCGTTACGCAAGTAGTGTACAAGGCAAGGATGCCGCTCACTACATCTATATGACCAACGAACTTGTTAATAGAGATTATAGCGAAGTTAGTAAGCACCCAGAATTGCAATGGTTGTTACTAAGTGCATGTGGTGTTGGTAAAGTACAATTCCATCCGTACCTAAAGCCACCTAATGCTAAAAAGAAAAAAGATAAAGTAAGCGAGTTTATCTACAGTATCTTCCCTCATATGAAAGGTGAAGAAGTAGACTTACTAAAGCAGATAAACTCTAAAGATGAACTAAAAGAATTAGCAAAAGCACACGGATACGATGACAAATCAATTAAAGACATCTTCGGAAAATAACACCTGCAAATGGTGTGGCAAGAACTTTAAGAGTGAAAGAACTCTTAGTGTTCATATGTGTGTTAAGAAGCGTCGAAATGCTGACAAAGATATGACGCATGTAAGGCTTGGGTATCGAGTATATCAAATGTTTTATGAACTGAACACTAGTGCAAGTAAATCTAAAAGTATAGAGGATTTTATTAATAGTCAATACTATGAAGGCTTTGTTAAGTTTGGTCGTAGTTGTGTACGCAACGAATATTTAGAACCAGAAAAGTTTGCAGAATGGTTAATTAAGAATAGCAAAAAGTTAAAGGACTGGGCAAGTGATGCCTTGTATGATGAATACTTATTAGATTATGTAAAAAAAGAAAGTGGTATGAGAGCATTAGAAAGAAACATAATGTATCTCTCTAAATGGGCTGATGAAAATAATTTAGTATGGCAAACATACTTTACAGAAGTAAGTCCTAATAGAGCAGTGTATGATATTCGAAGTGCAAAAATATCACCGTGGTTGTTATATTTGTCTAACACAGGAGATAAGTTGTTAACACGACTTAACGATGAGCAAGTAAAAATGATTGAGCATATCATTGATGCTCCATTTTGGATGCAACTGTTTAAGAAAAATAGAGAAGAAGTAAAAGAGATACAACATACTTGCCGAGCGGCAGGAATTTAACCAAAGGAAGGAAATGAAAGCAAAACTAATTAGTTATAGCCAAGCACCAGAGACCGACGAGTCAGCATTAGACTTAGTAGCCTATTGTGCGAGAGTAAGTAATCCAGATAATCAAAATAATAAAGACACAGCAACAGGACTTGTTAAGTATTTGATGAAACATAAACACTGGTCGCCACTTGAAATGGTATCAGTGTGCCTCGAGATCGAAACAACCAGAGACATTGCACGACAACTATTACGCCATAGAAGTTTTAGTTTCCAAGAGTTTAGTCAACGATATGCAGACCCTGTTAAGGAATTAGAAATGATTCCACGAGAAGCAAGACTGCAAGATACAAAGAATCGCCAAAACAGTATTGCAATTGATACCAGTGTCGAAAGCCAACGCAGAATTAACGAAGACTGGCGTATGAAACAAATGAAGCATATTAGGCAAACAACCGAGCTATACAATTGGGCTATAGAAAATGGTATTGCTAAAGAACAAGCAAGAGCAGTACTACCAGAAGGCAATACTGTGAGCCGTTTGTATGTTAATGGTACATTGCGTAGTTGGATTCACTACATTGAATTGCGTGGCGACAACGGCACACAATTAGAACATATGGAATTAGCATGGGCAGTAGCGGATGCTATTACTAAAATCTTCCCTATGGCTGAAGAATTCAAGCACAAAACACTGTAAGTCGTTGATTTAACTGTCGTATATTCACTTGACTTTAACATAAATTCTGCTATAATAACTACTGTATTTTAAATTATAGGTAGGACTATTATTATGCGAATAAATATACCGGCAGTACTTTGTACACTATTATTAATAGGTTGCGGCGGTGGAGGAGGCAGTTCTGCAGATACTGAAGCTCTGTATACACCTCCACCACCCTCAACTACACCACCTCCGAGTACGCCTTCTTTCGATGTGCAATACAATAATGCACCAGATGTATCAATCCTTGATGCAGTAAGCGAGTTAGATATACCTACTTGCACATTATCACGAATACAGCAAACAATGTTAGTAGATATCAATAACGACAACTACAAAGATATAATAATGTTTGTGATGTGTGGACACTTAGACCACCCCAATCAAGGCCCTGATGTTGTACACGATGATCCGTCACCAAACACAATGTTAGCACTTTTGAGTGACGGGTACGGTTCGTACAATGTAAACAACATTGAAGTTTTTGGTCAAAATCATGTACAAATTGGTGGAGACAAAGGAGGCATTGCAGGGTTTTTTACAATGCTAGAAGATACTAACAGTGGTATTGGTTTGCCTCATATTACATATATTGTTTCAAGAGATGATTTTCAAAGACAACGAGATGAAAACTTTAGTAATCATAATTCAATGCAGGGTGTGTTTACAGCAGATTACAACAATGTATACAATCTAAAAGAACTTGGTGAAGAACCTATTTGGGCACAAGGCGTTGCCGCTTTACCTAATATGAATTACAATTGGGATATATTGTTTGGTTATTGGGATAGTGACTTTACTACAGGAAATACTCCTTTAGCATATCGCAATGAAGGCCAAAAGTGGCGTGATGTTAGTGCTGAGTACGAAGCAGATGATGACAAATACAAAATGGCACAGTGGGCATATTTACAAACATTTGATACTAACGATCACAGACCTTTTGGTGAAGTAAGATCTGTAACTTCTAACTATGCTATTGGTTCAGGTGGAGAAGGATTTGCTATATACGACATAACGCAAGGTATTGTAAATGAAACATTGGTGTACGATACATGTGATGAATTAGGATGTCTCGAATGGGGAGATCCGCAAGTATCAACTTGGTGTGCTCGTAACGAAATTGTAGCAGTAAACGGCGAACATTATTTTGGTGGACTTGCATGGGACCATTTTGAACTTTGGTGGCCAACACCAGACAGCGAGCCAATGCTGTTGGCATTTGCGGCTGTACAACGTCTTGCTAACGGCCAGCAATACAATGAGAATACTGAGTATGACTGTAACACACAACTCGAAGGCGGTACAGTTAGAATACTTTTTGCTATGGAAGGTAACAGACTTGTAATGCAAGATAACCCATTCCCAGAAAAGTTTATTACTGGTGCTGGTGTGCATAAGCAAACTGTTGATTTAAATGGTGATGGTTACATGGACTACTGGTCATCAGGTGGTTACGGTCAAGAAGGCGAACCTTATATTTACATCAATGACAAAGAAGGTAACTTAGTATTTCATCAACGAAATCAACTGCCACCTTTACCACAGCAAGATATCTGCGATGCAGATAACAACTGTATTGTATCAACACCCGAAGGTGTACTTGGAGACTTAAATGGCGATGGTATCACAGACCTAATACAGTACCACACAGGTACACAGGTTCCTAACTTACCAGAATGGGTAAACGATGGTACAGCATTTGAAAATAAGTCAGGTTATATTAATATTTGGTATGGAAAGTAATATGAAAAAGAAAGAAGAAATGTTAGTAATCACAATGGAAGAATGTGGAGAGCTAATACAAGCATGTAGCAAGATGTTGCGTTTTGGAGAGGACAGTGACTACACACAACTACAAGAAGAAATTGGTGATGTTATGTGTATGATCGAAATTTTGCGTGATGGTGGCCTCGTAAGTGATAAACAAATAGCAGATAGAATAAAAGTTAAAAAAGAAAAACTAATGAAGTGGAGTTTATTGTTCAGTGAAGATTAATTTTGATGTAGATATTGATATGGCTAATCGAGATAACTTTCTCGACCTTATTAAGCATACACCTGCAAGTATTGAGAAGGACGGTAAGTTTACCAAACACAATACTGGTGTCTACTTTCAGAACATTCCTAAGTTTCCATTAGAAGGATACAGCACAATAGATCACAAACAAGCAGAAGAAGAGGGTTGGTTTAAAGTCGACTATCTTAATAACAGTGTGTATGCAAATATCAAAGACGAAGCACACTTAAATAAATTGCTTAACACTGAACCATTGTGGGAACTCTTATTACATAACGAAGTAGTATCTCAGTTGTATCATGTAAATAATTATTTAAATGTATTGCAAGAATACAAACCTACTAGTGTTGAAGAACTAGCAATGATACTTGCTATTATTCGTCCAGGTAAAAAACATTTACAAGGCAAATCTTTTGAAGAGATAGAGAAAACTGTTTGGGTAAAACCTGAATCAGGTGAATACTATTTTAAGAAAGCCCATGCTATTGCATTTGCTACAGCAATTGTGGTACAGTTAAATAGGATTTGTGAAGGTTAGTCTGTTCGCCTAACATTTTGTAACTGAATACCTCTCCTCTTAATACGCTTCTTTAACATATTCTGTAAGGTAGTCATTGGACCAAACATATGATCTACATCTTTCATAACCATTGTGGTTAAGTATTTTTGGTAAGGTTTCATTTCGTGATGCAAAAACACATCAATTGGTAAAAGTCGATTAGATTCCCACCACCAAGTTTCACCCATGGTAACAAACGAAGTTCTAGTTTCCAAGTCTGGCATTTTTGCTAGGTCGTACATTGTTAGTATAGTGTTATCATAATTAACTACTATCCCGTAATACTCGGAACTAGCATAGGTAATTCCAGTAATGAACGGAAACCGCTCTTGATCAATTTCTTGCATAACGATATTTACCTTAGTAATAGATAAATACTGTAATAGAAAGGTATATATTATATGAATCATGCCAATAACAGACTATATTTGTACGAGAATTCAGTAGATCTCGTAATTGAGGCCAACAACTTACATGTGGATAACAAACCAATGAACAATAAATCACTAATAGCACACAAAGGGTTAACTAATACAATCAACTTTAATATTAGAAACCGCGATAGAAAACTACAACCTGTATTCACAGATGATGTTGTTGCATACATTGTGAATCCAGCATCGAGAACTAGACTACTTACTAAAAGAATTGAAGTTACTAGCGATACAGGAATGGTAAAGTTACATCTCACAGAAGGCGATTTACAAAATATTAATCCAGGTCTATATAGAATGTATATTACTAGAACAAACGAAAACGGTGTAGACTTGCCAATGTATTCAAATCAAAATAATGATGTTGCATTAGACATTGAAATATCAGAACAAGCAGTTCTCGAACCAATCCCTACACAGTTTAATACTACAATGTTAGAACCAACAAACAATGTTTTTGTTTCGAGTGCGTTCTTTGGTAACTTGGATAGTAACTTCCAAAATGCCCAACACAGTGTAGCAGTGTATCATTCAACCTATACAGGAAATATAAAAATACAAGCAAGTTGTTTGCATACAACACCCGATGCCGACGATGCACATTCAGATTGGTTTGATGTAATAAGCAATGTAGCTATTTCTGGTACCACTGATATCCTACACAAATCATTTTCCGTCAACTGCAACTGGGTAAGAGTTATAAGTTACCCGGACGATGCCAATAGTACTATTTCCAATATTCACGTTAGAAACTAAATTCTATTTGACTTTGATATTTAACTCTGCTATAATATGCCTATGAGTGTGGATTCTGTAATAGAGCAAATACATAGATTGTTAATAGACAATCTCCCAGTGCGTAGTACAAGGACACCTAGTGGCTGGACTACATTTGATTGTCCTGTGTGCAGTGATAACCGTAAACGTGCAGGTGTTATTTCTAATGGTGCTAAAATTAGTTTTAATTGCTTTAACTGTGGACACAAAACAGGCTGGTCTCCTAATCCTTACATGGGTAAGAAGTATAAAGACTTAGCAATGAAAATGGGTGCTACTACAAGTGACATACATGCAGTGCAAGTTGAAATGTTAAAGTACAGTGACGACTTACAAGAGTCAGAAGGTACTAACTATGTTTATAATTTAAGCAAGTTTGACACAGTAGAATTGCCAGAAGATGTACAAACAATTGATAGTTTAGCAGATGGTAATGCTCTAAAAGAATATGCCAGAGAGCGAGGGCTACTAGGCATATACCCTTTGCTACATTTTAACGATATAGCAAACAAGAAAAGAGTTATTGTGCCATTTACATATAATGGAGAAATTGTAGGCTGGACAGGAAGACATATTGCCCCACCAGACAAGCAAACACCAAAGTATTTGCATAAACTACAACCAGGATATGTGTTTAATGTTGATACATTTGCCGACAGTGAGCGAGAAATTGTTATAGTCACAGAAGGCGTGTTTGATGCTATACTAGTTGACGGTGTTAGTATACTTGGTAACAGCATAACACCAGAACAGGCACACTTAATTGATAGATTAGGTAAACGAGTTATTGTATGTCCTGACAGAGATACAGCAGGTAAAGAGCTAATTGAACAAGCTCTCGAACTTAATTGGGAAATAAGTTTCCCACCTTGGCATGTTGATGTAAAAGATGCCGCAGATGCAGTCGCCAAATATGGCAGACTTTTAACCGTTGCGAGTATAATTAAATACGCAACCGATAATAAGATTAAATCACAAGTAAAGATGAGAATGCTATAATGGATATAAAAGATTACAACGAAGAAGTACAGGAAATGTTTTTGAGGTTCTTGATCAGTGATCCTACATTGTTCTCAAGATGTCAAAACATTGTTGACCCTGGATACTTTAATAGAAAGTTTCGTCCTTCGGTTGAATTATTACAAAACCACAGCACTGAATTTAATTCTATTCCCACACTGGATCAAATACAAGCAGTAGGAGGTATCGAATTACTTCCAATTGAAAATATAACACCAGATCATCACAACTGGTTCTTGCGTGAGTTTGAAACATTTTGTAGACACAAGGCACTTGAAGCAGCAATCATTGAAAGCACAGACTTACTTGAAAAACAAGACTACGGCACAGTAGAAAATAAAATTAAAGCGGCGGTACAAACTGGTCTTGTAAAAGATCTAGGCTTAGATTATTTTGAAAACCCTAAAGAAAGGCTAGAATGGATTAAGCAACAAGCAGGTGCAACTAGTACAGGCTGGAAAGGAATCGATCAAAAGTTGTATGGTGGCATGAATAGAGGCGAGATTAACATATTTGCTGCTCCAAGTGGTGGTGGTAAGAGTTTATTCTTACAGAACTTAGCAGTTAATTGGGTAATGGCTGGATTAAATGTAGTTTATATCAGTTTAGAGCTAAGTGAACAACTTATTAGTATGCGTTTAGATGCAATGGTTAGTGGTTATGGCACAAGAGATGTTATGAAAAACATCGACGATGTTGATTTGCGAGTGCGTATGAAAGCAAAAGGTGCTGGTAATCTCAGAGTTAAGCAGATGCCAAGTGGTGTAAATGCAAATGATGTTAGAGTATTTTTACGAGAATATGAAATTGAGTGTGGAGAAAAAGTAGATTGCTTGTTAGTAGATTACTTAGACTTAATGATGCCTATTAGTGCTAAAATATCAGCAGAAAACTTATTTGTTAAAGACAAATACATATCTGAGGAGTTGCGTAACTTAGCAGTAGAGCGTGATATACTACATGCAACAGCATCGCAGTTAGGAAGAAGTGCTGTAGAAGAAGTAGAATATGATCACAGTCATATTGCAGGTGGTATCAGTAAAGTTAATACAGCAGATAATGTTATTGGTATATTTACAAGTAATGCTATGCGAGAAAGAGGCAGATATCAAATACAATTTATGAAAACTCGTAGTAGTGCAGGTGTTGGTAGCAAAGTTGATTTAAAATTTAACACAGACACGTTAAGAATTGAAGATTTAGAAGAAGGTGATGAAGATTCTCTAACAATGAGTACTAACAGTTTAGTTGATCAACTAAAAAGAAACAGTAGTATTAAAGCAGATGAACCTGAAACACAGAACACAGTAGGACAAGCACTAAACATGGTCGACTTTTTACGCAAGAATGACGACTTCTAATTGATAAATAGTGTTAAGCCTATTAACAGGAGCGTAATGTGCGTAAAACTCGCAGTATAATAGAAGAATTAAATCTTATTTCTGTAGACAGAGACAGAAATCATGCGGTTGAAAACCGTGGCGAGCACCTTATTGAAAGTATAATACATTTAATTGAGCGTATTGAAGCACATTACAGCGAAGATCAAGCAAAGGATTTAACCAATCGTATAGTCAATAGCATTCGTGCTAAAGATTCTTCTAAATTCTCCCGAGGCATCAAAAAAGTAATAAAAGAGAGCCAGCGGGAAGAAAACAATGATATTACGTGATTCACTTAACACCAAATTAAACCTATACGAAAGCAAAAGTCACCAGATATTATCCGAAGGTGTATGGCGTCAACTCGACGAAGATACTAAATCTTATGTTAATAGATGGGAAAAAGAACTTTGGCCTTTACTAGAAGAATATCAGAGTTTATCAGAAGCTGAACTCACAGTAGACCAGATTACAGCAATCTTTGGTAATGCAGAAAAAATTGCAGTTGACTCCGGTAAGTACAAAACGAAATTAGGCCAAGCAGGACTTGCAGCACAAGATGCAGGTAAAGCAGTTGTTGGTGGTGTTAAGATTGCCGCTGATGTTATGAAACAAATTAACAATAAAGTTAATGAGTTAGGCAAAGTAATACAAGACACTGCACCAGTTCAAGGTCTAGACCAAGCATTTGAAAAAGCAAAACTAGATTTAAACACTAAACTAGGCGGTAAAGATTCTAAAGTTAACAAAGCCATTGCTAAGATGGCAGAAGCAGCAAAGGACAACCCAGGTAAAACAAAATTCTTAATAGCACTGCTAACAACAGCAGCAGCATTTAGTGCCGGCCCTGCGGGTGGTGCCGCAGCAGGTTTTGTTTTAAGGTTAGGTAATGATTTACTAGCAGGTGATAAACTTTCAACAGCAGTAGGCAAAGGTGCCAAGACAGCAGTTGCTGGTTTCTTAGCAGGTAAGGCATTTGAATTCCTAGGAGGAGAACTAAAAGATATGTTCTCTAGTGGTGTCGAATCAGATTTAGCGACTGCTACTCAATCATTACAGGATGCAACAGTAGATGAGTACACTAAAGAAGCTATAGCACAAGGCGGCCCAGCAAAAGAATTATGGAATCAAACATTCCCAGACGGTTCAGTAGACATGTCTGTATCGACTACAGGTACTACAGGAAATTATTTTAGTGGCAATGTTATAATGACCAACGATCAGTATGAACAATACAATGCATTAAAAGATGCAGCATCGCAGTTTAAATCATTTAGTGATGAAGCAGTACAGCAAACAGCAAAAGCATATAACTATATTGAACAAATTAAAGCAACTACTGATCAAGCAACGCTAATGCAAATCAAAGACGCAGGTATAAAAGCATCTAATGCTATCTTCGACGCAGGTCAGGCAGCGTTAGAAGATCCTGGACTACAAGCAGAAATATCAGCCTTAACAGGTGACGCTGCAAAAGATATTGCTAAGATGGCAAAAATTACTGACATAGCATCAGCATTAGGTCAAGGTGCTGCAACAGCCGCAACAATACCTGGAAAGAAAGCAGAACCAGAAGCAGAAGAAAAACCTAAAGCAGAAAGTATTGATTATCAACTGCTTTACACTAAGCACCTTGCAGGCATCCCACTAAATGAAGCAGAACAACAACTAGTAAATGAAATTGGACTAGCAGATATTAAACGTGGAGCCGCTAAAGCAGCCGCAGTAGTTGGCGGAGCCGCTAAGAAAGCAGGCGGAGCATTAGTAGGTAAAGCAAAAGAAACAGGTAAAGAGTTAGGTAACAGCATTACTGTTAAAAAACTTACAGCATTATGGAACAAGGCCAAGAAGCCAACTGATTCCCAATCAATTGCAAACATATTAGCACAAGGTGGTATGGAACCAGAGGATATTGCAACAGCAGGTCCTGAGTTACCAGCACCAACTGCACCTACAGCAAAGCCAGAGCCAGAAGAACAACCACAAGGCGGCACACAACCAGAACAACCACAAGGTGGACAACCAGAGCAACCACAAGGTGGACAACCAGAGCAACCACAGGGTGGCGCACAGCCAGAACAACCTCAAGGTGGTGCACAAGGTACCCAAGGGCAACAAAGTGGCGCACAGGGCACTACAAGCGGTCCTACAGGGGGTTCTGCAGGTGGTAGCGGCGCAATAGGCAAAGGTGTACAACAAGCACAAAGTGGCGACACTGAAGAACCAGATTTACCAGAACTAACACCGGGCAAGAGCGAAACAATTAATAAAATTAAATTTACATGGGATGGCACAGGCTGGAAAGACCCACAAGGTAGATCTGCACAAGGTGCAATGCAACAAGACTTAATGGCAAAGTATGGTAGAAACGGTGACGGTACTCCATTAAAGAATCCCGGTTTAATACAAAGAGCAAAAGATTATATGTCTGGTAAAACACCAGGCTTAGCACAAAAAACAAGATTAGATCCAAAGGCGAGTACTGGAAAAAAATTAGCAGGCATGGCAGGAGCAGCAATTGGCGGAATGTTTGGTAAGTCCGGTGGTGGACAACAAGCAGAACCAGGAACACCGGAGCAACCAGAGCAACCGGCACAACCTGGGGAACCAGCACAGCCACAAGGACAACAAGCACAGCCACAAGCACAACAACCAGCACAGGGTGCTCCTAAAGCAGTACCAGGTCCTACTACAGCAGAGTTAAAAATGTTACAGTCTAAAACACTACAGGGTGACTTAGCATCTGCAAAAGCATTAGTTGCTAAATTAAGTGAACTAAAATCCAAAGGATACGATGCAGATAAATTCATACAAGCGGCAGCTCCAGTAATGAAGAAAGGTGGCTTAGCAAAATCAGATCCACAAGCATACGCAACTTTTGTTAAAATGGCAAGAAGCATGAGAGCAGAAGCATACGAACACATGTGTGCTATACTAGAACATGCAGGACTTACTTGGGCAGACATAGGTTACGAAGTATTAATTTCAGAAAGTGTAACATCACATGTTATGCTAATACCAACTGATATTGTACAAATGTCAGAAATGAAAAAGTTAGCAGGTATCTAAATGCGTTTTATAGAGATATCAAAACCTCTAGTAACTAGAGTAATCAATGAGAGCTTGTTGTTAGAAGCAGACGGCAAGAACACTCACATGGAACACCTTGAAGATAATATCTTTAACAAAGGATACCAAGGAGCCAAAGAAGCAGTAGACTACTTATACAGTTTACATCAAATGTTAGAAGGCTCAGCAAAAGGTGCATTTGATATGACTGTGAAGTGGGACGGTTCACCAGCAATTGTAGCCGGTAAAGATCCAGCAACTGGCAAATTCTTTGTAGGTACTAAGGGTGTGTTTGCAGGAAAAGCAAAACTAAACTTTACTGATGAAGACATTGACAACTACCACGCAGACCGAGGCGACAAAGACGGTAGTGGTTTACGAATCAAATTAAAAAATTGTTTAAAACATTTAAGCAAATTAAATTGGGACACAGTTGCACAAGGCGACATGATGTTTCAAAAAGGCGACATCAAAGAATTGAATCATGATGGAGAAGCCTTAATATATTTTAAGCCTAATACACTGGCTTATGCTTTACCAAAGGACAGCGAACTAGCACAAGAAATGTTAAGTGCTGATTTAGGTATAGTGTGGCACACAGAGTACGCAGGCGGACCAACACTAGCAGATACAACAGCAACATTTGGATTCGATTCAAATAGATTAGGCAGTACATCTAGTGTTTGGCAAACAGATGCAAACATCAAGGATGTATCAGGTACAGTAACAATGACTGCTAAAGAATCAGCAGAAGTATTAGCAACTATCAAAGCCGCTGACACTTACACTAAGCAAATTAGTAAAGATGTATTTAACTGGTTAGAGAAAGGCAACGACTTAGTAGGTAAAGATTTCTTACAACAACTAAAAGCCACAGTGAATAATAAGATTAGAGCAGGAGACTTTGGCTCCCCTGAGAGTTTAGCAAAAGAATTTGTTGTAAAGTGGATTGATAAGTCTACAAAAGAAATTGATAAAGTTAAAATGCAAAAAACTAAAGATGCCAAAACAGATAGCATGGTTAAAACTGTAGCATTCATTAAACAACATGCTAAAGAAATAACAGCAGTGTATGATTTGTATTTGATGCTTATTAAAGCAAAACTAGTTATCATAGACAAGTTAGGAAAATTACAAAGTACACAAACGTTTGCTGCAGATGGCGAAGGATTCAAAGCCACAAGCGGAGAAGGTTTTGTTGCTATTGATCGAATTGGTAATGCTCTCAAACTAGTTGACAGAATGGAATTCAGTAGATTAAACTTTGGAACAGGGAAGCCAACAGGATAATGGAATTAGAATTTATAGATCAAGAAATATCTGAAAGTAGATTATACAGATCTTCTGGCAATATGCGTCAGCTCACTGGTAGAGATGTTGCTAATCTAACTTATTTAAATACCATTGCACTTTACATGATGGTACAGGATGATGTACAACATGGCTATGCAGCAAATTATGCAAAGCAAACCTCCCAGTATGGTGGATATACTACATTTAGAACTAGTGCCACTGACTTATACATGCTATGTTTTACAATTGCAAATCCTAAGAGTAATAAAATAACATTAAAGAACAGAGTAGCAAGTACTTCTTTTTTACAAAATATAAACTTTGATGCTAGAAAGCATTTTATGTTTATGAAAAAAATTGCAAACGGCTCTGATAGAAAAAATGAAGCAGTTAGTTACTTCTTTAGACTAGAAGCACAACTACAAATTACAGATTCTAAGTATAAACAATACCGTAGATTTATTACTGATTGGGGTAATTTAAAGTATTCAAGTAGACAACTAGTAGTAACAAAAATATTACAAACAATGCGTAGCATAGGAAGAGGAAGTGAATTACTTACACCTATGTCTACTATGGTTAAATATAGGAAGTATAGCACAGAACCAGCATATGATGTACCGAGAACTAGTTTTGCACAAAAAGTTGCAGGTGCAGCAATTGGTGCAGCCGCAGGTAGGTATGCCGCTAAGAAATTAACAAAACTTGCTAAAGAAAAACCTGATACAGTTAAAAAAGCAGGTACAGGTATTGGTGCTATAGCAGGTTATTGGGCAGCTGGTAGAAGGAAGAAACAAACATGAGAATTGATGAAATTATAGCAGAGCGTGAAATGCTAGGGTCACAAGATTCACTTGAATTACTTCAACAAGAATTTGATGGCGAGTTTTTAGATCCTAACGGAAACAAGTATCAGTGGGCAATGCAATTCCATAGGGCTTCAGTTGTTATGAAGGCTTTACAATATTATAATAAGCCAAATTATAATGCAGGAACAGCAATCAAAGCAGCAGTACAAGATATGTACCCAGACAATGAGTATGTAACTGGTAAGAAACAAACAAAAGACAAAAAATCTAAAAAGAAATCTGATCGTGCAACAAATACTGATTCTCAAGTTAAACTGTCAGCGGAGCCTAAGAAAAAACGAGGTGCCCAAGTAGGTAACCAGAATGCAGTCAAAGATTATACTCCCGGTGATGGCAGCACAAGACAAAGAATATTGAAGAAATTAAATCCAACAGCAGGTCTAAACACAACAGATCTTGGAACAACATTTACTTCAGCATTAGGAAAAGCAAAATCACAAGCCAGAAACTTAGACGCTCTTAGTATAAATAAATCGGATTTTAAAGCATAAATTGATAAATAATAGCATATATTCAATTCAGGAGAATTAACATGGCACAAACAGATAGAAGATCAGCAGCAGCAGGCGAGTTTATTGGTAAAGATGTATTTCTTAAAAGTTTTCAACAACAAGCAGGAAACATTTCAGCAACTCAATTAACAGCATTAGTTAGCTCTGTTCAAAACTTAAACCTTTCAGTACTTAAAGTTGGCGCAGTATCAGGCGATACAGTTAAAATGATAGTTGAAGGTGCAGATAACTTAGCAAACGGTGACATTGCAGCACACGTTATTGCTGATGTATCATTCTAAGTTTAACTAACTTTAGATATTAAAAGGCAGTTTAACTGCCTTTTTTTATGACTAGATTGATAAATAAGTACATAGAGTAAAGAATTAGCTCTACATTATATTTAGGAGAACAACAATGGCACAAGCAAACCCAAATGCAGCTGTAAGAGCAGCAAACGGATTCGTAGGTACAA